TATAATCTTGTGATCAGTTGTGAATTTCGTTTCATTGCGAATTTCTTTGATTTGGGTAATAACATCTTTGTAAATATGATTGGATGATATCCAAAATACAAAAGAGGATAGCCCACCAGTTATTCCCATTATGTCCAAAATGATTTTCATATCCATCTTGTTTTTACCTAAAATAGTATCAGTAAAAAATGATAGTTAAATTAGTCAAATATTATGAAGATTATAATGATCCTTCTTCTGATTATTACGAAGAATCAGAAGAAGAATCAGGAGAAGAACTATAGCTTATCTCCAGGTATGATAGCTATCGAAAATGTGTAGTTTCTGTTAGTTATATACCTGGGATCAGATTTGATTATTCGCATAAATTCTCTATGTCCTTCACGAGTACGTCCGACCAAACAACCAGCAGATGCGGTATGAATATCAGAGTAAGGGTGATCATAACCATGATGGTTATTAATTCCAAAATACCCTTCATCGATCGCATCCCCGGTACGAATCATATCCCGGTTGTAGTCCCGGTGAACTCGAACTAAACCAACTTGTTCCAGTGCTTCGTGAGGTTCGGAGTTACCGTGAATGCCAACTTGCCAAGCTTGGTATTGTCCGAAGGCAATTCTAGCGGCACCGTTGGGATTCATGGAATTGTCGGTGTAATAGAAACCGGGTTCGGTTGTCGCTTCCCAAACACCTTGTATCACGGGAATTAAGAGGTCAAATCCAAAAACAAGGCGTACATCGTTAAAATGATTAGCTGCATCAGAATTTGGTTTTCCATCTGTATTGCATCCTTCAACATATACAATATTTTTTTCTCCAACTTTACGAGAAATATTGTACTTTTTCTTTTCCATGTAAGCGATAATGCGATCGATAAAACTCATGGTTTTCTCCTAATTTTGATTTTCAGGTTTTGATGGATAAGGTAACTTTTTGAAATCTGCGGGTAAGATGAAATTTGGTTCAGACCAAATGCCAATTTTTTTACGGTTGGCGTTTGCAGTTTCGGTAATAACTCCCCTTAATAGTACCAGTTCGCGATTGATGAAATCATGCCTACCAAATGGTAGATAACTAACAGCTAATCCGGCTTTGCAAAGTTGAATTTGGATATTATTTGCTGCTGAAATTCTGTTGATATAACAGTCACAAACCCATCGATCGAACCTGTCTTTTTCTAGTGGAACAGCAATAATTGATTTTTGGTAAACCAAATCCATTAATGCGGTTTTTGCGCGTTCTGCCCATGCCCAATGTTTCAACATCGCTGGCTCTGTACTTTTCTTAAAGTTTTGAGTTTCAGGTGTGTCTATCCACTGAAGTCTAGCAGTAAATTCAAACCCTTTAAAATCTAACTTTAATGTATCACCATCAAATACAAATTTAGAAACACATTTGTATCCTTTACCAACAACTATTGCATTATATGGTTGAACATTAACTATCATTTTAATTTGGGAGAATAATGGGGACAAAGTACCATTATAGGAATTATAGGAATTATCAGTATCTTTGTCCTCAGTAAAAATACGGAATTTTGGAGGTTAAAAAAGCTTCTGATTTACTCAGAAAACGTCGTGTACAGTTAGCATGAAATCGGCTAGTTGACTCATTTTGATGTCCTGACCGAAAAAAAAAGGCATCAAGGGTTTTGAATCCTTGATGCCTTCTATTTAAAATTCGCAATAGTCTGTTGGTAACTGCCAACGCGAAGGTTCTGGTTTTGCCATAGCGTAAATGTCATGGTCAGAAACGTCAAAATCCTTTCGGATACTTTGAATTTCTTTCTTTGCATTTGCAAAAGCTTCATCAAAAGTTGAGGCAATCCCCCAACTCATGCCAAAGTTTTCTATGTTCCATTGCCAATCGCCAGCTTTGCCAGAAAACCAAGAACCCTCGTTGTCGTTTTCGAGTTTCTTAAAGTTAATGGCAAAACATTCGATATTAATTTTCAACATAGCCGTCTCCAAATACATCATTTCTTTCAGGCGAAAGCTCTTTCTTTTAAAAAAAAAAGGCATCAAGGGTTTTGAATCCTTGATGCCTTTAAATTATTTAGTCTTTATCAAACCACAAACATTGTTTTTGGGAGATAACCCAATCAATATCTTGGCAACAAGCTCTTAAATTAAGAGCTACTGAACTACCTTGATTTTGAAAAACAAATTTGTCGTTGTTCGAGGTGTCTAAGACTTCTGATTCATAGCAAGAATCAGAACCATAAACTCGAACTTCAAAACCTTTGTATTCAACTGATAGAATCGGAGTCATAGCCGTAGTCCTCAAAATTGATCATTACTTTCAAGCGAAAGCGCCTATTCTTTGCGTTAGCAAAGACAAAGAAAAAAAAAGGCATCAAGGGTTTTAAATCCTTAATGCCTTTAAATTCTAATTAGTAGCAATTCTATAAGCGTTAACTAAACACTTTATAAAATTGCTATTCATGCCTTTGCCTTCCCATCGTGAGGGAAAACTTCCTACGATATGTGAACAGCTTTTTAGCCATTCTATTCCACCTCGCTTTTCGATCGCTACAACAATTTCTGGATATTGTCGTAATTTGGCAACTATTATCTTTGTCATAATCCTCATGTCTTCCTCAAGGTTGCCCGTCTTGAAGTGTTTATAACTTTCTTCAGCGTCTTTCCAGACTTTGCCATTTTTATCCGTAATTGGATAATGGCGCTTAAGATTTCCTTTTCGATATGCCAGTTCTGTGGGATTAGTCAAAACAGCGCATAAGCCATCTTTGGAATTCGACGAAATATTAGACATAATTTTTAGTCCTAAACATCATCATCTCAAAGCGAAAGCGCCTAAAAAAAAAGGTATCAAAGATTTAAAATCCTTGATACCTTTTGTTAGAATTAACTGGCTTGATATTCCTCGGTAGTTGTTAGATTTCCATCATCAAAGTGTTCGATCGTAACTTTGTTGTCGTAAGGTTCTCCATCTTCAGTGGTCGATCGAGATAACCAGATTCGTGTATCATCTGTTTCAGATTTTAAATCACTGAATTGTCCAGAATGAATCGTAGGCAAGTTTTTCAATTCGTCAAGTGTAGGTTTCATAATTTTTCGGAGGGTAATTGTCTGATTTTGAGTTCTTCGGGAAATTCGTTAATATCACCACCTTTGTGATGTTTCAAACCTGATAAACCAGAGGAGAGGCTCGAACGGGAACCTAATTGTTTGACGAATACAGCGACGTTGGTTGGTTTGCATTGTTGAACGATCGATCGAATCCAATTCACATCACATGGTCGTGCTTTGCTACCGGATTCACCACCAATGATAATAAAGTGTAGATAATCAAGCCAAGTCAATATATCGCCACTATTTGATGTTCTGAAATGCTTACGAAGATCGATCGCTTCCAACAATGGTTCACAACTCAGAAATATAATTTTTGCTGGTGTTGCAAGAAGTAAAGGAATGCGATCATCAGCAGCTTTCTGATTTTCCACACTGACTCCGAGCCAAACATTTGGCAAAGGTATAAATGGAATTATCCTTGTTTTGTCAATTTTATAAGCTGCTTCGTTGATACGACGAGCACTAAGCCCATCGAAATAGTTTTGCATCCGTTCTGCGCGTTTGGTAAGGATTTGGAAAGTATGCTGGGATGCCATCGCCATATAAGCAAAAATTTTATCAATCCATTCGTCTGGCACCCATTCACCAAATAAATCTGTCATGGAACAGAGAAAGATTTTTTTGGGCGATCGCATATTGAGCAATTTCTTCATCACTTTTTCATCAAAGATGAGATTCTGAGGAACTTCGCCTGTGTAAGGAAGATGCGAAGCAAACTTGAAATAATTGCTTTGATTTTGCGCTTCTGCATAACAATTGGCGCATCCAGGTGAAACTTTATGACACCAGTGACCACCATTGCTACCGTCTTCACGGATTAAATGAATTGGATTTACTGTGATATCAGTCCATTCAATCTTAGTGTTTCCCATTTTTATTACCCTATTTTTTTAGAAAGGCTAATTAATTATTCTCAGTAATTAATTAGCCAAACATGATAACACTGAGCAGTTTTAACGACTTACTCAGGTCGAGGGATTAGCTTTTGCCTTTGATTTGTTTTGGAGGAATAGAAGGAAGAGCTTGTTGTTCGATCGCAGCATCGGGTGATGAAGCCATAGCCAAGCAAAGCTGTTCGTTTTCGATTAATCGGTAGTCGATGCAGATACCAGCTCCTAATCGATCGGATTCGTAAATTTGATGAACAGCTTTCAGTGCTGCGTTTTCAAAAGGAGTAGAAGGTGGGCGGACAGTCGTACTGATGTAAAAGTAAAGTCCGTAATTGCCTTCAGTTTGGATAAATTCAAAGCGAAAGATGTTGGCGAAATATGCTTCCGATGCTTTGGTGATCGCATATTCATTAACATCTCCGGGCATACCTTCTGTGACCCAAGAATTGAATGCTTGGCAACCGAATGTTTCAATCAAACTTTTGATTTTGTCTTGCGATTGACGGTGAATCAGAAAAGTTGAAAGTTCTGAGCAATTTTCGTGGAATGCGGTTTTCATTTCGCCAGCAACTGGGATACCCCAAATTTCTGTGAAGGATTCATTTTCGTAATGAGGTTTGAAAGTCAGTGTCCGATTCCCGAGCGCGCAAACTGCCATTTCTACAAATGACCCGCGAGTTAAGCCAGCTTTTTCGGCTTTAGAGCAATTCATGCCTTTGCTTTCTCCGGTGACGAAGATTCCGAAATCTTTCCCGCAATTGGCGCGATAACGTGCCGGAATATTAGGAATTCTGAAAGCAAAGTTGTCGATAATGATAGGGTTCATAAGTTTCTCCTGAATTTGGTTTTTGTTTGAGTACGGTTCTATTCAGCCTTACCGTAAATTGGCGTAAAAAATCAAAAACCCAAAGCGAAAGCACTATTTAACATAAATAGCCAAACTCGGCACCTTATGTTCTGTCTTTTGCAATGCGATCGCCCGTTGTTTTCTCAGTTGTTCTAAGTACGGAGAAACCAAAAACGTTTCTTGTTTTGTTTTGGCGATGTCAATCATTTCTTGTAATTCTTGGATGTAAGCTCTGTTGTTCTCGATCACAAATGCGTTTGATTGACAAAGTTTCTCGTATTCTCGATCGATATCTTCATCCAACCGCTTAATTGTTGGGATTTCATCATCGTAATGGCTACGAAAGACTAACACAATTTTAGCATTAGTATCGGAAAAAACTACACTTTTACCATTTACTGATGTTTCTGATTCAAGAATCTCGAAAGCTTCAAGAATTGCGTCAGGTTCGATCGCTGAAGCTTCAAGTTTTAAACAATCAATTTTTTTGCGAAGTTCTGCAAGTCGTTTGAGATAATTCATGGTAAAATAGTTAAGAGAAAGAGAAAGAGAGATTTTGAAAAACGGCTGTAGAAAATTCTCCTACAGCCATTTTCCTGTTACCAGTCGTAGATTGAATCTATGGCTACCTCTTCAAGGGCTTCGCTAACATGTTCAGCATCATATTCGCGCAAATCATCGGAATACATAAGCTCTTCCAATTTATCGAAAGGAAGATTTTGCTTGAAGACTTTTGGTTCATTTTTGATGTACCATTCGGGTTGTTGTTCGATCGATTCAATCGTTGATTCAAACCATTTCACAAAAGCAAATTTTACTTGCTCATCTGTGAAGACTAAACAATTTTGACAATTAAAATCTTGTAGACGTTTGATCGTTGCGTCTAAATCAATCATTTTGCTGAGCGATTCCAACAAGCTTTTGTCAGAATCAGTCCAGCAAACATTTAATTTCTGTGTATTCCAGAATTCTCGTGTTAGAATGTCCATAAGTAACACCTAAAAATCCACACTCCAAAGCGAAAGCTTTGGTTTTTTCTTGAAAATCAGAAATCAGAAACGTTACTAGATTTGGTTTCTAGTAACGTTATTGTCCTTCACAGGATTAAGTTTCTGTTTCTGAGGAAATCGCAGAATTAAGGAGATAAAGCAAAGTCCCGGCACTGACAGCGGTGAAGGTTGTTGGCAAATATCCTGGGCGATCGATTATGTAGGAATCATCAGCTTGGCGATCGCATGAAATTATTTCTCCACGGGCGATCAGTTGCATGGTAAGAGCTTTGATTCTGACATGAAGAACAAGATGTGGATCAACTATCTTTTTCATGGTTTTTCTTTGGGTTTTTCTTTGGGTTTGATTTGCGGTGTACTGAATCCCCCTTTTAAAGGGGGATGGTAGTTTCACGGCTAAAACAGGCTCATTTGTTGATAAGCTGGTTCAATGATTGTGAACTTGGATTCGGCAGGAATGTACTGATAGATCAAAAGGTTGCGATCGCGTGCCATTTTGACTGTAGTCGCAGTTCCGCCACCGACACCGCATGGATCACCACTGAAAATTGCAAGACAGAGATCGGCACGTTTAATCATCCAGAGATTGCGACCTTGCATAACACCAGGACAATAACCTGGATACAAAATCACTTGTTTAGTTGCCTGGTCTAGGAGTTTCCTGTAATGCGATCGCTGATGCGGTTTCCACAATTTATCTTGGTCAGCGCAAGGAATTACCGCCGTCCATTTAAGATTGCGATCGATCAATGCTTCAGCAAAAGTTTGATCAGCACCGATCGCCATACCGCAAAGAAAATGGGTAACTCCTTGATTCACAGCCATTGTGATTAGTTTATCGATCGGAGTTCGATAAACGAACCAACGATGACCCGTTACCATTGCTGTGTGATATTCCTTCTCAAATTCAGGGAAAGTGTATTGAGTTTCGCGATTCAATCCACCCATATAATCGTCATAAAACTGGTTTCGGAACATATAACACCAAATAAAAATCAAAATCTTGAAGCGAAAGCAACAGAAAAAAAATCCCAACTTCTTAGTAGAAGTTGGGATTTTTATTTAAAATGGTCGAATTTGGTCAGCAACATACTGAATGCATCTTGCTATCATTTCAGCATGATCGCGATTGCTGATGTAGATTAGCTTTAATTTGCCGTAATCTAGATAATTATTGGCGGCATTAACTAAACATTGAAATCTGCCAGAACATCTGCGACGTTTTCTGACGGCATCCATGCCAGATTCCAAGTAAGTCGGCATGAAACTTTGAATTTCACTCCAAAGTTCTTGTCGCAGTTCTTCGATTGTGCGCCAATTGCCCCACAAGGGTGAGCAATCGAGTTCGTCATCGTTCCAATCGCTATAAGTACCTTCGCTAACATTGTAAACCGTTCTTCCAATTTGGAAAGACCGTTTTTCAGTGTCATAAATACTGCGATCGAACTTTTCAACTGTAATAGCCATGATTTTCTCCGATAATTTTCATTAACTCAAGGCGATAGCCTACCCAGCCAGAAATTCTGGATCGCTTTTGCTGTGATGTATTTAGGTATTGTTTTAGGTGAAGCATTTTTGGTTTAGGTAAAGTGTGGAATCAGCCAAAAAAAAAGACTCAACCATTTTGGATGGTTGAATCTTTTTCCCTACTTATTAGTAAGGCACATCGTCCTTATCTTTCTTATCGTTCTTGTTGAACTCCGCTTTTCGTTGATAAGTTTCCTCGCGAATTTGCATCAATTCATCAATCGTGTAACCAAGGGAGACTATAAGTTTTTCAACTCCCTTAAGATCAAATTTTTGAACTTCGTGTTCTTTCCATTCATCGTTAAATTGCGAATAACCGTTAAAGGCATCTTGACCTTTGAGATTATTCGCAATTTTGTAAGCTTCCCAAGCCAACAAACGCAATCCATCACGCAATTCAGATGCGCGTTTTTCCGACTTAGATGGGATGATAATAGCCATGATTGCCACCAATAAATGTCATAAACTCAAGGCGATAGCCAACCTCTTAAAAAAAGAAACCTACCACACTTTGACAGCAGGTTTCTTTACTAATTTTATAGATCTTTCTTCACAATCAGTGCGACGCAAAAATCAACACTCAGACCACGGACTTTCAGCTCTAACGGAAAACCTTTTACTCGTTTGGATGAACGTGGTTCTTGTTCGTTTTTGTGGAAATATCCGCCAGAACTTGTGACTATTTCCTTGACTTTTTTACTTTCACTGAGCGATCGTACACCGATGTATGTGATAAAACTCTCAAATCCTGAACTTATCTCTGGCATTTCTTGCCAATTCCAAATATTCGAGAATGTCCCTACGATGGTTATGCGATCGCTAAGTTCCACAACGAGATAATTCCCGTGAGGTGAACTTTCGATAACCTTGCCTTCAATCTCCGCAAACATGATGTTTTTCATTTTTTTCTCCTGGTTTTCTTGGGTTTTGTGAAACTATCCAAATCGAATAGTTCTAGTTGTTTACCTGTCGCACAGATTTTGACTCTCGTTGATGGTTCAATCAACGACGCTTCAATCAACGACGGTGCGTTAACGCAGTCCTCGGAGAGGATCGATGGCGGTTCGATATCGAAAAGTTTTACTACTCGTGAAATGGATTTTTTCTCACCAAGTAAGACTTTAATTTCTCTAACTTGGTAATCAGTGAATTTGATTTGTGGTAATTGACATCCTTTTGCCTGTTTTCCATTGGAAGTCATATCAGAGATATTATCTTTGGGAGTTACTAGGAAAAGATGCTTGGGATAACGTGGTTTATGCACTGGTTTGCCGTTATGTTGCTGTATTAAACATCAAAACTCAAAAGCGAAAGCAATATCCAAAAATCCAAAATCACTAATTTGTTTCTCTGTTTCTCAGTAACAAAAACTGTTTCTGATTGTTATGGTGTTTCTGAAGCGGTGCGCTGAGTCTTGCACTGAGTGAAGTCGAAGCGTTATGAATCCTCAGTAATCCTCAGTAACGTGTTGCATGCGATCGAACCTTAACTTAAACTTAAACTTAAACTCAAACTCAAAATCAAAATCAAAATCAAATCAAATACTCACTAAAATCAAACACTAAAATCAAACAAACCCAGTAAAAATTAACTCAACTTCCCCCGTCTATAAAGCCACTAAATTAGCAGGTTTTACCTATAATCTTACTAAATAACTAACTAACTACATAAAACGATCGCACAGAAACAATCTTACTAAATCCACTAAATTCAATCTCTTCATTATCTTCATCTATCATCTCCCTTCATCTTCCCTTCATCTTCCCTTCACCATTAGCGTAGCCCGTAAGACAAATTTACTTTCGTTAGCGTAGCCCTCGTAGAGGATTAAACCGTTGTACAACAGTTCGATCGAGCCGTTGTACTCGATCGAACTGTTGTACTCGATCGAACCGTTGCATTTGATCGAACCGTTGCATTTGTTAGCGTAGTTCTCGTGGATCAAACCGTTGCATTCAATCGAACCTTAACTTAAACTACTCCATCCACTTCTTGTCTGATGTCAAATATACCCTAGCTTTTCCGCCCATTATTTTACTCCTAAACTATTTTTGGTTTTTCCACGGTGTAAAAATCTGAGAATCTTCAAACAATTCTTGGGGACTAATTGCCGAATTGGGTCGCGAGAGAATCCCTCTGTCCCGGTAAATCGGTTGCTCATCCAACGCATAAGCCACCAACTCGCTACAAACCCATTTGTCAGATTCCTGAAGAATCTCCGCAATTTTGTCCTCGAACTTGCCTCGAAATATTCGAGCAAGTATCCGACCCGCCAAACTTCCTGATAAAGCTTGGGTAAGAATTGCTCCAAAATCGTACTGTTTCCCCACTTCTCCTAAAGCAGTTAGTGCGATCGCATCCCCAATCTTTTCTGTAAAATCTATAGGTTTCCGAAAGAATATCTGACATTCTGGGTCATCAAAGTATTTTTTTAATGATGACTTTTCCACTGAATTATTTGTTGTATCTGCCTCAATACACGTATTTTCATCCAAAACAATAAATGCGTGTGTTACGTGGATATCGTTCATTAGATTCCATCCAGTAAAATAAGCTATCCCGAGCGAGACTATGCTACTATCTCTGTTCGTAAATCCTATATAACCTGGCTTGTAATTTGAACCGTAAACTGGATCGAGATCATGCGCTTCTGTGACAATTAACATCTTTTTGCTTTATAGTAGGACGATCCTTTGCAATCCTGAGCCTTCTCCTGAGCCTTGCGTTAGCGATAGATTCGATGGCGTAGCCCTCAAAGAGGATGGATGTGACTGGAGTATTGTATTTTAATTTAGCATATCCCTTGCGGGTTTTAGAAACATCTGTTAAACTAAAAATATATCAAGGAGAGAACTCACTAATGCCTACAGATGTTTCGCAACGCTCAACAAAAAAAGCGGAAAAAGCTAGACTAGCAGCAGCTAAAAAAGCGATGATAGCAAATCATAAAGCTGCTATAGTGTTTGTAAAAAACCTATGGAAAGTACGAATTGAAACAGCTACGGCTAGTCTTAAAAAAGTACGAGCCGATGCAAAAACTGGCTTAGCTAACCAAATCAAAAGTAACAAAAGTGAACTAGCATCACTTAAATAAAATTGGTTATACTGTAGTCAAATCCATTACCGCATTTACGAAACTTACGGAGACTTTGTATGAGTATTGTTCAAGCTCGATTACGCCAAAAATCAGAAAAAAGTGCCCTGGCTTCAGCCCAAGCAGACCAAAAGAAGAACCTAGATAACGTGTGGAAAGGTGAACTTAAAACCGTTATGTTTGCTCGAAAAGAAGCTTTGAATAGGTTGACTACTGGTTCAGGTTGGAGCAAAAAATCTGCTTCTCAAAAGAGTTCAGAAAAAGGGGCAATGACGCGATCGTATGCAAGCAACATCGCCGACGTTAAATCACAAACCAAATCCGCCAAAGCCTCACTGTCAGCACAACACAAATCTGCTAAGGCTAGTATGTCCTCAAGGCATAAGTCGGAATTGGCTAGTTTTAAGAAACGTTGATTCTTAAATATTTCACTATTAGAACACGTTTGTTCTGAAGTATCAAATGAAGGATAAAACGCATTATGTCCTATGTAACACAGTTACGCACTCGCCAAGCTCAAGAAAAAGCACGATTGATTCAATCTCAGAAAGAACTGAAAGTTTCGGTAGCTACGATGGTATCCTCTGCCAAGGCTCAGCGAACTAGAGAAAAAAAAAGTTTAGCGGATGCTCACAAATCGAGACTAGCGGGAATTAAAGATAAATCCGATCGCGCGATTGCCAAGAATAATTATGCAAGTCAAAAATCCGCAATGGTTGCTCGACATAAAAGAGAGACAGAACAGTGGGCTAGTTATAAGAAAGTTCAGGCACAAGGATGGAGAGTAGACAAGGAAAATCTGGCAGCTAAACACAAAAATGATTTGGCTTATGCTATAAAAGCCGAAAAAGCCAAGCCCAAACCTAAAAAATAAACGCTTCGGCTTCAGTATTGGTACCATCTTCCATTCAAGTTCAATGAGGAAAAACCATGACAGCGATCGCACAACTTCGAGCTAGTCACAAAACACAAAAAACGGCTTTAGCAACCGCTCAGAAAACTCAGAAAGATACACTCAACAAAGCGTGGACGAGTAATATTGCTAGTTCACGCACAGCAGCAAAAACTGCCAAAGCTTCTATGGCTTCACAGCATACTAAACAAAAGGAATCCGTAAAAGATAAAACACAGAAGGCTAATTTAGTAATTGCTCAGAAACAACAGAAAAATGCACTCAAAACTACATGGGCAAATCATTTGACCACCACCAGAGCAAATGCAAAAACTGCCAAAGCTTCTATGGCTTCACAGCACAAACAAGCAAAATCTAATATGGCATCTCGACATAAAACTGAAATAGCAAATGTTCCAAAACCTACAAAACCTACAAAACCCCGTGGTGGTAGTTCTAGTTTTGAGTTGGGGTGGAATCCAAATACTTCTTCAGACTCTTCAGGTTCTTCAGGTTCTAATTCAGTAGGCGGTTCAGGTTCTTTTGGTACTTTAACAATACCTAAACCTTTGACTAATAGTTCTTTTGGTACTTTAACAATACCTAAACCTTTGACTAATAGTTCTTTTGGTACTTTAACAATACCTAAAAGTCTTTAAATTACTGGCACTTTCCTCTACACTTCGAATCCGTCGAAGTGTAGACTACAAAACCTTTCACTAAATTATGACAATTGCATCAGTTAGAGCAAGACACGTAACAGAAAAGGCTAACTTAACATCGAACCAGGCAAACCAGAAAAAGCAACTGAATGATTTGTGGACTCGTGAGCTTAGACTTGTTACAGAAGAGAAGGCACGACGAGCCCCTCTATTAACAAACTCACATGGTTATAAGTGGATGAGTTCTGCTGATAAGAGAATTACAAAAGCGAACTTTAACAACGATTACAAAGTCCGAATCTCAAACATTAAAGAGCGTGCAAAATCTGCCAAGGCTACACTATCAGCTAACCACAAATCTGCCAAGGCTACACTATCAGCTAAGCACAAATCAGAAATAGCAAACTTTAGAACTAAGAAAAAATAACAGTTGTTAGTGCGTAGTCGTTAGCGAAACAATCTGTTAGCGAAGCGAAGAGGAAAGAAATTGTGGAATTAAAATGTGTTGATTTTTTTGCGGGTATCGGAGCTTGGGAATTAGCGGGTAGTTTGGTCAATCCTATTTCACGGATAAAGTTTCGGACGATCGAACTCATTGAAATTAATCCACAGGCTCAGCGGGTTTTACAATCACACTTTCCAGAAATCCCAATCCATTCTGATGTGCGATCGTACATTCCAACTAAAAATCAAGCCGATTTATTTTTAATTTCATTTCCTTGTACAGGCACATCTGCTGCTGGGAAAAAGACAGGGCTAAAACATGAAGAGTCAGAATTATGGTTTGAAGCGCTCCGATGTATCATCATCGGTAGACCAGGTTTTGTGGTTGTGGAGCAGCCAGGTGGGTTTATCAATCGAGGACTACGAACAGCTCTTGCCGGACTTAGAATGGCAGGATATCAAACAGAGGTTGAAGTTATCAGCGCGTCGGAGCTCGGTGCGCCTCACGAGAGACAAAGAGTTTTTGTCATTGCCTACGCCGACCACCTTGCCCTCTGGCAACGGCAAAACTTCTGCTGCTGGTCAGAACAACTTGGAAACCACATTGCGATCGCAAAATCGTTTGTCTCTTACCCAAAAACTCAACCCAGCACTGTGCGCGTGGATGTTAGGATTCCCCCCTACTTGGACGGAATCGGCATTGATGGATGGTGGAAATTCAATCAACCACCACTCACAGCCGGAATTGAACCACGAACAGCCGGACGTAGAGAATGTGTAAGTTTGTATGGACGATCGATCGTTCCTCAATGCGCTGCGATCGCACTAATGCGGATTCAATTTCTTACTTCATTACTTTAAAATATGGCAAGAAAATACACAACTGAAGATTACTTAAAGAAATCAACTGAAAATTACTGTGGACTTAACAATTTTTGGATACCTGAACAAACGACAATGATCGGTGTACCCATACTTCCCGCATCCGAATTTATCCCTAAATCAGTTTTTCAGTATGGCAGTGCAAATATTAATAAATTCCAAATCCACATAACGCCCGAAACTGCTTGTCATTTTTTTACTGATGATTACAGGTTTGTGAGGGTTTGGAATCGACCTAATCTAACACTTCCGCTATTGCTAAAATTCTCATGTCTTTTCTCACCCGATTTTACTCTCAGTTTTGATTTTCCTGACTTGATGAATAAGTGGAATCATTATAGAAAAATGTGGGTTTCTGCTTGGTGGCGATCGCAAGGTGTTGATGTAATTCCAGTTGCTAATTGGCTTGATCAGCGATCTTACTCTTGGTGTTTTGAAGGAATGCCCCTCAACTCTGTAATCGGTTTGTCAGCTCACGAAATTTCAGAACCTTATGAACTTTCCTTATTTCTGAATGGGTTTAAAGAAATGGAACTTCTTTTAAAACCTAAACTTATAGTAATGATTGGTGGAAAAAAAATATTGTCAAAACTACAGACAAATACTTATTGTCCAATTCTGTATTTTGCACCACGATGAATTATCATCTTCATAGTTTCAGAGCCCAAGCTGGATACGTTCTGTTCGCCCAAACTTGCGCTTTCCCAACTAATCTTACGTTGTCAATTCGATAGTATCGTCCCATCGCTTGTTCTACTAAATTTATGGAAAAACCTACAACAGCGATGAATTTTTTGACTGAACATTTCATATTAATCCCAACACCTGAACATTCTATTTCCCCCGCTTCCATATAATAGTGTTGTGTTCCCCATTCATCAACGGTATATAGTGCTGCACTCGGTTTGCCGTATCCAGCGTTTACGTTAAAGAGAGACTCTTCAATACCATTGAAGAAAAAAGTATCCCAAGCGTAAACTTTTATCGTTGGCCATTGTCCTTCTTTACCTCTTCCGCCCATTTTAACCTCAAGGTACTTTGCTAATGCTATAATAACTAATATATTTCACTTTTCATATTTTTCACCGCTATGCCAACACCAACACCAACACCAACACCAACACCAACACCAACACCAGAATCAGAATCTGATCCTTCGCAAGGCTCAGGAAAAGAGCCATCAGAGCAAATATCGGATACAATCACAGGAATATGGGCAGATATTAAATCATTGACAGGTGCTGACGAAGTTAGAAAATTGATGGAAGCACCGCAAAATTGGCTAATGGCACAAGCGCCTGTTCAAGCTCTTTTGAATCATAAAGATACTAAAACTATTCTCGGTTGGCTTGAAACCGGGAAAATCGTCAAAATGTTTCCTAAATTAATAGGTCAATGTGGCATAGCTTTTTTAGAAACAGCCCACGGTATAAATCGTGCTTATAATAGCAAAGCTCATTCTAATTTGGCTGGTGCTGGTGAAACAATATTATCTAATCTTCGTTATAACGATAACGAAAAAGGCATTTATGCTAAAGTAATAAATGCTTTTAATGAAAGTTTAAACTTGCCACTATTATCAACGCTTGGGATTAAAGTTGATTATGCGATCGACTCGGCTTCGGCATTTGTTAAAGCACAAAAAGAAGAAGCTCTTAGAAAATCTAGAGAATTGAGAGATAAATTGTATAAAGAATTGCAAGATAAACGTCTAAAACTCAAAGAACGAAAACAAACACGAGATAAATATAACGCTGTTGCTAAAGCTCTTGTTGCTATGGGTGATCCAGCCAGACCCTCTCCTAAAAAATCCAAATCTGAACCCTCTCCTAAAATATCCAAATCTGAACCCAAAACTGAACCCAAAACTGAACCCAAAACTGAACCCAAAACTCCGCCAGGAGGTGGAGGTGGAAGTGGGATTAAAGCACCAAATCATCAGAATTATTTTAGCAATTTAGTAATTGGGCAGAATCCATATGAAATAAACTCAATTTATAACGATCGAATTTTATCAATCAGAAGCATCAAAGTGAATGCGAGTGCTTTAGTAATTATTCCAGTTGTAGCGCCGATCGTCCTTGTGGGCGGTGCTGTAGCGACTGTAGGAATAGTTGCTGGGGTAATTTCGACCATTGCAAATTGGTTTCTAACAAGTTGCATGAATTTATTGGGATTACCTTCAGTTCTACTACCAGCACTAACTGGCTGTATTACTTCGATCGTCCTTAAAGTTTCTGGTAGTGCTGGGGCTAATGCTTTAAGATTCTTTGCTGCGAGTGCTTTAAAAGCTGGTTCAGATTTGTTGATGACGGTATTCGGCACAACCAATATGAATGCTACTTGTTGGATGTTTTTGATGGGTATGGCTGTCCCTATTTTACTCGTTTCAATCATCATCATTTTGGCAATGAAAAACGAGAGTACGATGACATTCTCACAATTTTATCTCTTGGCTGAACATGATAAATATCCGGGGTTTGTTTATGCAAGTATCCAAAATGCTGATGATGCTAAAATAGAATTTGAGGCAATGAAGGAAGATTTATTAACTTTAGCTACTGTAGAATATGACTCCATTTCTGGTGTCGGAATGGAGATGGAAAAAGACAAATTAGAAATTAAAGGAGGCTTTGATTTATCTGGTGAAATTCCGGTCATATTGAATGTTGATGAAGCTAAAAAATTGCTAGAAGAATTTAGTGAAAAACACGCAGTTAGTTTCCCTCTTGGTGTATGGAAATCATTTTAATTTTTGATTTTAGTTAGTGATTAGAAGGAGAAAATATGCCAATAATAATAGCGAAAGGATACGCAGCATCTCAAAAAGAAGCAATTCTCAAAGAAATAGAAAACGTTGTAGAATTAGCTCCACCATTTCATGCAAGAGCGGGAGAATTTGGTAGACTTAAATTTAAAATAACCAGTTGCGGAAAATATGGATGGCTTTCTACACAAGGTTATACAAAAATTAATCCCTTAACTGGCAGAAGATGGCCACCAATTCCAGCCACGATCGGTCAGGTAATGTTAAAGGCAGGTAAACATTATTATCCAGAATTTAGGCTAGAAACTGTTTTGATAAATTTTTACAGCAGTGATCTTAACAATGCTAGTAAAAATATCCTTGGGTTTCATCAAGATACATCGGAAAGAAACAAAGATGCTCCAATAATAAGTCTAACTTTTGGCGAAGGTACATTTCTGGTAGCCGGAAAAGTTGAATCAGGAAAAGTTTCATCATCAGATCTCAAGTTTCTTAATAAAACTGTTACGACAAAAATGGTGTTAGAAGACGGTGATCTTTTGGTGATGTCTGAGAAAGAACGTCTATGTTTTCATGGAGCTGGGGAAGTTATAGGCGATCGCAGAATCAATCTCACTGGCAGAATGGTAGACCCGATATCAAATGCCGATAAACCTTTAATCATTTCTATGGTAGGGATGCAACGAACCAAATCTTTGTCAGAACCAGAGAAAGCTGAAATAGAAAAAGCAATGGTTTTTCGACAATCTACAGATCGCAAAAATGCTAGCGAAATTCTACTGACCGATCGCCCCGGATTTGATACTTTGGTCGCGACCTATCTGAAATCCCGAAAATATCCCCAAGTTCTGATTTATGAAACTTCGGAAACTTCAAAGAAACCTTACCCCACTCGCCAAGTAGGTGACGAGCTAAACACTGTCCATGAGATACTCCAAGAATCTGACCACTTCTTAGCTTCTACCAATGGCTCCGACAAATTTGTCCAAGATGCGATCGCATATTTTACTTCCATCGGCAAAACTCCTTGGATTGTCACTGTCCCAGATGTTGATGACGACTCAGGTCAATCAGATTCATCACCACCTCCACCACCTTCAACAGAACCCCCAGTACCAGAACCGTCAAGACCAGCAAAATCGGTAGGCAATTGTACTGTATCCAACATCCGAGATTCTGGCACTAAAGGTTTGTCATCAGCTAATTGGCATAGCCCCGATTGGTCAAAAGTATACGTCGGTCGTGGCGGTTCTCAGAAAATTATGCGATCGCCCCTTAATAATCCTTATGTCATAAATGAACAAAATAACCGAGAAAAAGTCATTGAGGATTTTCGTAAATATTCTTGGCAACAACTTCAAATTAATGATGGCGCATTCTACAAGGCGATCGAAAAAATTGCCTCTACCCTTGCTTCTGGGGAAAATGTAGAATTGGTCTGTCACTGCAAACCACTCGCCTGTCATGGCGATATAATAAGGAATGCAGCTTTTTGGATGATTAAGGAAAACAAAGTGCCCTCAACTCCCGATGAATCCCTAACTTCAGACGATCGCCTTCATGTTGGCATGGTCGGACGTAAATGGATTGAAGGTTTAAATCCCACATCTGAATTAGAAATCGAAAGTATTATTGATAATAAACACCGTGAATGGTATCTAAAACTTAACGGTGTACCTACCAAAAATCCTGTGATTCATGTGCGGGGAGTTGGCGGTAAAATCGCTGGACCTCAAGTTGGTTTTGATGGGCAAGTTCAGCGCTATCTCTATCGTGAAAAATACAAAGATGTCATCGTTCACGGCAAACTCCCTGATGAAGCTCCCGAAGGTTGGGTTTCTACCGATGCACCTTTCGAACCCGCAAAATTCAACTACCTTCATGCTCAATGGGATGAAGTCGATCCAGAAATCGGAGCACTGATTCAAGCTGCCGGGAGTAAAGCGCTCGTTGCTTATTACCGCTTGCCCAATGTTAGAATCCCCAATCCCCTTCCAGATTTCAAAGACCCTCAACGCTTTGCTAAATATGGCGCAGCCGTTCCCCCAGGTACTTACGTTGCTGTAGTCGGTAGCCGGGAGTTCAAAGACAAATGGGCAGAAATTGCGATCGCACAATTCGTTAATGCTCTCCCCGCTTCTTGTACCCTCGTCTCCGGGGGGGCTGCCGGAGCTGATACTTTTGCGGAAACAACCGCCAAAGCTAGAGGTTTGAAAACTCTGATTCATAATGCCCGATGGGTTCAGAGAAAAACTCGTCTCAAAGATGGGACGATCGCCCCCGGCTTCAAACCTAAATATTTCCCAAAAGATCGCACTGTAGAATTTTCCAACGAACGCGCCAACGCGGGACCAGAACGTAACAAAGTTATTATTTACGAATGCAATTCACTTTACGCTTTTAGCAATGGTGATGACTCTCCTGGAACGCAAGACGCAATTTCTTTCTCTAGTTCAGAAAATAAATGCGCTCAAGTTTTCGAGAAAGAGGAGAAGGAAAAAGACGATGACATTGATTACGGAGACTTTCCTATATTTTTTTATGACTTTGAAGAAGAAGAAACAGAGGAGAAATAAATTATGCCAACAGATCCAAAAACGCCTGTTCCAGTCGAACGTTTTGTTTTTACCTACAATGCTATTGCTTTAGGTTCAGCTATCTATGGCGATCGACTAATCCGCATTAAATCTACCAGTAAATTTGGTGTATGGAACGGAGCTCAGAAACAGTGGATGTACAAGACAAAACCCGATGGCACTAAAACTGCCCGGTTAAATCAGACTGTCTACAAAAACATCATGCTGTCTCAGATGCACCCTGATACAGAATTTTCTATTTGTGCAATTCCTACAGATTCAACTGTGGATAGAACAGAACGTTTAGACGACTATGAAAACTTTTCTCTTGACATAGCGGGCGGTGCGCGCAAACATGGACACTTCGTATTTACTCGAAAGAATGAAAACACGAAAGGAACGATTGGAGAGTTCTACTTTCCCCCAGAGAAATCTAACATGGGTCGGATTAACTACGGCTCAATCAGTTTGAGTGAATCCAAATCTTTATTTTGTCTAGATAATGCCAAGATTCTAGTCATTCCAGATTTGAAGTTAACCAATAATCGTCCTGATGATGACTACGATAATGAATATGGCACAGGGGATGCTCACGGAAAAATCAATTCAGATTTGTTGGTAGAATTATTAGATGGAATTTCGACAGATGATGACAGAACTCCTGTTCAGTTTCGCTTAAGTATCCCCGGGTCAGAAAATGAAAAAGGGATATGGGGCAAAGGCACAGTCGCTCCTTTGCCTCCCGATAAAATGGAAGGATATGATCTGATTATGCCTGAGTCGTGTTTCAAAACTTTCAAGCCTTCTATGGGAGCCCATACATTTAGGAGGGTTAATTTAGCTGTATTAGGGGAAGCTCAGGAAAGACAAGCTGCGGGCGGTACGCAAATTTGGTCATGGTTTCCGAGCGATATTATCGAAACAGAAATAATGCCACCAAGTCAAGCCGAATGTTCCAAAATTTCTGAAGCTCTTGATGCTAAAAATATTTACGCATTGATAAAACTTTTCAAACCAGAAAAAGATTTAGCCGAACTTACAGACATCAATTTAATTGATAAATGGTTCAATGAACTGAGAGAAATTTGGGCTAGTGGCAACCCAGAAGATGACACAGATGATCATGCTGAACCTTACGCCCCGGCTCTAAACTTAATCCTAGAAAATGACAAATCAAAAATCTTAGAAAGGCATCCTTATGTCTTGGGTTCTATACAAAGAAGTCTCAAGAAAAAGTGGACTCGGTTGGCGATAAATGGCGCAATCCATTTCAATTCTTACATGGCTTTGCCCGATGATGCTTTGCCGGATTTGACCTTTTCTTGCAAACATCTGAAAGCCGGAAAACACATAACATTCAGATATCCAGTTCGTCACTGGGGCGATATACAGTTGTGGAATTGTGTTAAGAAAGGTAAAAATGATAGCTATACAGGCGTATTCTTTGTTTCTCACGTCACCTTTGGCGGTACTGGTGAACTGAATGAAGCTCCTTATGGACAAGGCGGTGATTTTGATGGGGATTACGGGGATGCGATCGCCGCTAATAAATTGCCTTTGGTTACTGCGGAAGTTCAGAAATGGCAAAATAATCCTTCTGTTTACGTACGTCCCAAAGTTATCAAAGCTCCTAAGTCTCCCATCCAGGATACTTTGAAACAAGTTGCGTTGCGATCGATGGATAATCTGACTGGTTTAGTAGCAAGTCAAATCATGCACGCTCAGGCTAAGGGATTGGCTAACGTCGTAATCCCCGATGGTTCTAAGAGGACTGTTCTCGAAGTTTTGTCACAAGCTTTGCAAGATGAAGTCGATCGATTCAAAAATGACTTAGCACGAGATACCAAAGCGTTGGCATTGGTAGGAGAAATCTTGAATGAAGGAGCCAAAAAACCTGTCTGGCAAACTGATTATAAAAGCAAAGAAGCTTATCTAACTCGACCCATGAATGTTGGATCTGAGGCGATCGATAATGATCCTATTTCTCACATGATTCGAGATGTCAATATTTATTGGGAAGACGCTGCCGAAAAAATGCCCTCGCCTCAACCTCTAACTTCTGACAAATTTAGAAATTTATTCGGTAGAAATCCGATCATTAATCATTTAACTACTCAAGAACAAATAGATTTTGCTAGAAAACAACAAGGTCAATATTATCAACGTTTACGAGAAGCGATCGCCGTTTCATCTTTTGATGATAGCAATGCTATCAGTAAACTTATGAAACACGTTAAAGAAGTTCGCAAAGATTTGGAAGACAGATTGAAAAAAAGTCAACTTTCTGAAGCAGAAGCAAGTTTAAAACTTTTAAGTTGGGCGACGGCTTATTGGTGGGCAGCTCATAATGAAAAACCTGTAACCAATCATCCTTTAGGTAAAGCCAGTTTTCCTTTCCTACTTTTTCCAGATCTTATCGCACAACAACTACTCAAAGAACAATTTTCCTTCACAATCTTTGGTTTTAGACACGATGAAGATAAAACATTCTCGAAGAGGCTCCCAATCACTCAACCAACAAACGAAGTTTTATTAGGAATATATGGGCTTTCTCAAAGACGAGAATGGGTTATAGATCCAGATAAAAATGGCAAATATGTGATGATTAACGGTGCTGGATATATCGCTCTGAAACTCAGAGGAATTGATTTTGTTGACAACGATCGCAATATTTACGCTTTTGTTAAAGATGATAAAATCTTTACTCTTAAAGGTGTTTTAATATCCGATCGACTGTTGAATCTTAATGAATATCTTTATCTAAAACCCGATGGTTCTCTAGTGACTTCTTATGAACGTCCTCACCCAAGAAAAATATCAATTTCTGAAGAACGAGAGACAATTATGGTGAAAGTCAAATCTGGTCAAAATTGGATAGATGCCGGACTTACTGCTATCCATGATGACTCGATCGAATATGGTCAAATTATGAGTGCGGAGATAATGTCTCTTAACGGCGCAAAAGGATGGAGTATCGCAACAGTCACTGTAACCGTTAAAGGAATGAAAGAGAAATGGTACATAATTGAACAACATGAAACTTATTTTAGCACCATTTCTCATGGTGAATGGTCAGAAATTCGTTTATCTTTAGAAAAAGTTGACACCTATGATAACGAAGGATTTACGCTAGAAAGATACGCAGTTTATGGTGATTTTGACAAAAGTTATAAATGCTTAGGTCTTTTTCCTATTAATTGCACGGCAATTAATCCCGGTATTACTGTGAAAGCTAAAATTCGTTACACTTCTTCAACTAAAGAGGTTTTATTTTCCCCATACTAAAAATCTAAAAGCCTAAATCATTAAGATCATCAGGATTGCGAGGACTGTGAACATAAGGAGGAGGAGAATTTGTCTCTCTGGATTTTCTCATTTCCTCTTTATCTATCGCAGCTAATTGAAGGCACTCAGATGTTTTCTCATAGACCAAAAGTTTTTCAACAAGGTCGTCATAGTCATAAAATACCGAATCGCTCTCTCCCATTTTTTCTTCATCATAATCACGCAGCAAGACAAATCGTTTTTCCTTCACAAGCCATACAAGATATTGACGAATGTACAAGCTCATCACTTCATAGCCCCTTTCACCCCTGGGACCGCGACCATCATCAGTTATTATGTGATGGTCTACATCATCTTCCCCATATGTTCCTTTGATGTATTCTCGCATAGGTTTTAGCGTTCTTTGTCGCATCGTAGGTTACGCTCATACAATTATTTTACCAAATTTCGGTCTAAAATCCAATAAAAAATTGATGTATGTAGTTCGAGTAGTACATAATGAAGTAATCTCAATCAATTTTTTAAGTCTATGACATCCATAACAGATCTAAGTGCTTACGTTAAAACTTCGACTGGTTTCGCTGAAAGTACGATCGCAGCCGTTACGACTTCTGTGATTTCGTTCCTTTCCATGTCTCTCAGAGAGTCCGATACCGTAAAACTCGAAGGGCTCGGTATTTTCAAAGCCGTCGATCGACCTGAACGTGAAGGTCGAAATCCTCGGACTGGTGAACTGTCTACTTTTAAGGCATCTCGCAAAATCAAATTTACCCCTAGCAAAAGCTTTGGTGTTTCAGTTCTACCCGATTCACAAGCTCAATCAGAAGCTCAAACAGAATTTTCTGAAGAATTTCCAGAAGTTTATCCAGAAATTTCTTCTGATATCTCCCAAGAATTTTCTCAAGCAATTCCTCTAGAACTTCTCCCAGGATATATTCCTTCCTCTCCTTCGTCTACCCTGAGTGCTCCTTCGTCTCCTTCGTCTTCAGAACCAGTTCCTGTTCCTTCCCCTACCCTGAGTGCTTCCGAAGGACTCACAATCAATCAAGGCTTAGGTGTTTCATCCATACCACCAATTCCGAGCGGACTTTTGTCGAAAGTTGTGACAGTTAAAAAAGTCTGGAATATCAAAGCACCTGATGAATCATTTGTTGAAGTTGAAACAAATGATTTAGCTAGTTGGGGGGTCACGGTAACCACACCAATTTATTCGCCTGAAACTGGTTGGCTATTAGCTGGAAACATTCCTGAACTTACGGGATTGCTAAAATCTTAGTAAATTCCTGAACTTGTAGGATTGTTAAAATCGTAGTAAACTACAGGAAGCAGACAGAAAAGCGTTTTCTCACATTAACCCTCGAATAAATAAATTTTATCCGAGGGTTTTTATTAATCAAAATTTGCGGTCGGTGAGCGTAGTCGAACCGTGATTAATCAAATGCAGAAAAAATAGGATGTCTCAGTCTTCCATTAGACGTGACTCCAAGATAAATCACAGAGATATTTTTACCCAGAAAATTCGACTGATCCATCCAGATATTCGATCGCTCTTGATCACTAAATCCAGTCCCCACTCTGGCATTGACAATCTTGCCATCAACCATTCCCCGAACTAATAGATTGCCCAAAGATTTGATATACTTGCCTGTACCTTTGGTAAAACCAACAACAACAAAAGTGCTTTTAACAAAATTTTTGACTTTGACTAAATCGTTCGATCGCGTTCCCGCATAAACCGAGCTAGGATTCCGCAACATAATCCCTTCGTTTGATTGACCGCTACTTTTCACCAATTCAGATTCAGCGTAAATTACTGATGGTGTATTTTGGATATATGAATGAGATAAATAACTTACTTTTCCTGTTGATAACATCGTAGATATTATCAAATCGTACATATGATCAGCTTTCATCTTTGGAGTAATGGTCGAACCTACCGCAAATACTTTAAATTCTACTCTAGCTTTTGCATCAACATCATATTTCTTTGACTTTCTCACTATTCCAGAAATTATGTCAAACCTTTCTCCTGGTATGTAAAGTTCACCGTCAATAAAACTGAAATTGTAAGAATGGCAAATTGAGAGACATATAGATTCGATCGAACCGAATCCTATATAGCGACTTTTTTGGCTTCGGCTAAATAGCCCACCACCAGGGATATACAAAGCTCTGACTCCATCAAGTTTTGGACTTGCTAACCATTGAGATAACTTGTAATCTTTGCTTGGAGTGTAAGTATTTGCTAGTTGAGGAAGCATATTTTTGCTATAATTAAAAGATAACTAATCTTAGCATAAATATGACTAGCGAACAACATTTGATAGAATCTTTGTCAAATATTGAGTATTTAATATATAATATTAGTGTAGTTTCAATTAAAGTAAATGCAAGCTAATTTAGAACCAATCCAAGCAACGATTGCATCCGCAACCGCCCTTATCACAGCTCAAAAGAATACGATCGTAGACTTGAAGACTCGTTTATCTGCCGTATCTTCTGAATACGCGGCTTCAATAGAAGCTGAAGGTATTGAAGATGCAGAAACTGATTCTTTCTTGGCTTCACTGACTGAGATTTCCGAAGCTTTGGAAGCAACAATCGCTGAAAATTCTGGAGATTCTGAAGATTCTGAAGATTCTGAAGATTCTGAACCCTAATTTTTATATTCCTTAAAGCATCAAACAGGAACTGAAGTCGAAGTGTAAAAATAATGGTTGATGAGTCGAAAGATTCACCAACCATTATTTTGGTTCAAATAACTTTGAGAATTATCCCCAATCAACAGCGACAACTTGATCAATTATGTAATGGCAATTTTGATTTAGTAAACCTGAATCTGGGAAAATGGTAAAGAAATTATTACCATACCGACAAAGACCAACACCAAAAGTATAACCAGTAGCTGGCTTAACAGCAATAGGAAATATCTTGGGAGGAACAGGAGATGGATATCCCATCGCAGTTGGGATATCGCCAATATTCCAACCAGTAATAGCTCGATCGCTATTTATGGTCATTTGAACATCACCCTGAATGTGAATGAATGATCCTGCTCTCCGAATTCTAAACGTACCAGTGCAATACATTAAAGGAACATTTATCCAACCTCCAAATGTTGGTGTTGCTCCAACAGCTCCAGTTACACCAGTTGCTCCAACAGCTCCAGTTAAACCCGTTGCTCCTTTTGCACCAACAGCACCCGTAGCTCCTGTTGCTCCTGTTGCTCCTTTTGCACCAACAGCACCCGTAGCTCCAACAAGTCCGATCGCTCCAGTTGCTCCAGTTGCTCCAGTTGCTCCAGTTGCTCCAGTTGCACCTCGATCGCCTTTTAATCCCTGAATGCCTTGTGCTCCAGTTGCACCAGTTGCGCCTTTTACTCCAACAGCACCAGTTACGCCAACAGCACCAGTAGAACCAATCGGACCAATCGGACCAGTTGCACCAGTTGCTCCCGTTGTTCCTTGTACGCCTTGAATACCTTGAATACCTTGAATACCTTGAACACCTTGAGAACCTTGTTGAGCAAGTAAATTCCAATTAACAGAGGGGGGTAGTGAATTGGTAGAAGTGGCGATCGCCACATAACTACTTCCATTGTGGAAAATTGCATCACGTACTAAATAAGCCGTTGTACCGTTCCAAATTCCACGCCAATTAAGCCCTGTTACACCAGGAATACCCTGAACTCCTACAGCACCAGTTGCTCCAGGAATACCCTGAATACCTTGAGCACCAGTTGTACCAGTTGTACCAGTTGCACCAGTTGCGCCAGGAATACCCTGAATACCAGTTGTACCAGTTGCACCAGTTGCGCCAGGAATACCAGTTAAACCAGTTGCGCCAGTTAAACCAGTTAAACCAGTAAAACCAGTTAAACCAGTTAAACCTATATCACCTTTGTCACCTTTTTCACCTTTTTCACCGATCGAAGGTGTAGGAGTTGGAGTTGGAGTTGGAGTTGGAGAAGTAACAGTCAAAACTTCTGAGAGAAGAACTTGTGCGCCAAGGACTAATTCAGTTGTAAGTTCACCCGACTGAGCGGTGACATTAAAAGGAGAAGTAGTATCTTCCTTAAGAACTTGCCCATTTTGGGTGAATCTAACAAACGCACCAGTTGGACGATTAGTGATGGTTGCTTTGACCAAATTTTTTGATTGGGTCAAAGTCATCGTAGGAACTGGTACAACTGGCGGTACAAAAGTTACTTCTGATGTAACGGTTGCGAGGATATTCCCAGCTTTGATAAGTTCTGACACTAAAGTTCCTGATTCAGCGATCGTCAGGTTAATAGGAGAAGATTTGTCTTCTTTGAGGACTTTCCCATTTAATGTGAATCGGACAAACGAACCAGTGGCAGGGCGATTTGTGATTGTCGCTGTTACCAAATTGTCTACTTGTGCGATCGCCAATGTTGGAGCGTTATATTTCAACTCAAAGTTTACCGAAGCGCTTGATTTGACAACATCAGGCAACTTTGCATCGAAATCTTCGACTACTAATTCTTGGTTTCCTTGTGTAGGTATTGGATAATTGAGAGTATAGCGATATTCTGGGGTACCCGCGATATTAACCGTAATTGCGGATGTGTCAATACCGATGACTTGACCATTAAGTTTAAATCTTGCGTCAGTATTAAGATTTGAGTCCAAAATCGCTATTATCTTGAGGATATAGGGAAGTTCGTTGACTTCGATTATTCCACTAACAGGTTGTAGAATTGTAGCTACCATTTTTTCTCACTCCTTAAATAACAAGTCCTTAAATAACACAAGAAACAAGAAACAAAAAAATTCCCAGTAACAAGAGTTTAAGAGTTTCTTGTTACTGGGAAAGTCATCAGGTTTGAACTAACAAAGTTTGAGCGACAATAAATTCGCCATCAGCGGTGGTACCGCTGATAAACAATCCTGTATAAGGATCAGTAGCATCAATGACGTAGGACATTTTAGCGTTGGTCAACTCACTAAATGCACTAAAAAGTTGAACCAAACATTCAACCACTTCAATGGGTGATTCTAATGTGGTTACGCTAGCGGTGTTATCCTTCACCAATTGAAATGCTGCTTCACATTCATTCCCCGCAAGGATTATCAAAGGGCGCAAACCTTCGGTGAGAGATTTAGTTTCGATACGACGTTCTGGGGGTTTGTAACCAGTCGCAGTAGGATTGGCTACTTTTTCCTGAACCCGTCGCATTCTTGCGTCACGAGCAAGGATGGCTTTGTCGTCAAAAGTTTTCGATCGATAAACCTTCATAGGTAAATCAGATTCAGATTCGGGCCAAGAGTTATAATCTACCAGGATTTGACGAATTAACTTAACGGCTAAAACGGCTGTCAGCATGAATGGTGATTCAATAAATGGATGAGACTATTTTAGCATACAAATACCAAAACTCACCCAATGTCATTACACAGACAGTTTCAGGATTTTCAGGAGTTTCAGAGCGATCGCATACAAACGGACAAGTTTTGCATGGCGTGTCCTGAACTGAGCAACTACACAGTAAATCGTTGGGATTAGTTTTCATATTGTGCCTAGTTTACGAAAGTCTGGAATGGGTCGATCGTCCTCTAAACATTGATACAAGTGCAAACAGTATGGGTGAATATTTACCCATTCCGATCGAGATGGTAAAACCTGAATGGCCAAGGCATCTTTTCCAAGAAAAACCTCTTTCACATTAACCAAATCTCCCCAAGTGGGGAGAGAGTTTTTCTTGGATACCGATAGATGAATCCAATTTCTGCCGTCTTCCTCAACACAACAGGAGATGATTACAGCTAAACCATTTCTACTTTTGTACGCCCCACCATCCGAACCCAACTTTTTTGCTGACCAATTAACGGGCAATTGTTCAGTAGTTGGTGGATTCCAATCAACAGTTTTGTATTTCATGTTTGAAGCCGGGAGTGACCCGGCAATTCACTATTTATTTACCTAGTTACTCGGGATTTAAGTCAGGAAAATCACATTCTGACTCAATAATCGCCTTATAAATTTCAGACAAAGCTTGAATCGCGTCTGCCAAAACTAAGTCATTCTCAGTCGTGAAATCATTGTTAGCCTCGATCGCTTGATACTCTGGCTGATTTTGTAACAGAATCAAAGTTTCTTCAGCACCAGCGAGAATTGATTTGATTTGTTCGATCGTAAGTTTCATGTCTCTAGTCCTCTAAACAAAAAATTCAAATCCCAAAAGCGAAAGCACTTAATCGCTAAAATCACTCCACAAAACTTTGATAATTGAAAGTGAACGAGGATCGATGCCGTGAACTTCCTCAGCTTTCAACCAGGCTTGGGCTTCAAGTTCATCGTTGAAGAATTTTGCGTCATCAAATTCATCAACCCAATCAGTTTGACCTAACCAACTCAATTCAAAGCTTTCGGTAGCAGCACCGATCGCATAATTTGCCATACAAATCGCAAACTTGATTTGAAACATTGTTTTAACCGGGAGCGACCCGGTAATACGCTATCAAAATCTGAGTATTTAGATGAATCAGAACCACAAATCATCGACTTGAATCAGAGGGTTAACGGATTCAAGTTTCTGTCGCAGAGATTTACGATGATATTGTCGATGAACGAAAGATGAACAAATGACCAAGTTTTCGGGTGAATTATTGGTTTTATCTTCATCCAGATGGTGAACAACTTCGCCTGGTTGTAGTTTGCGTCCGATCGCCTGTTCAGCAATAATACGGTGCAAATAAACAGTTTTGTAGTGTTGCATGAAAGAAAGCCGGGAGTGACCCGGCAATTCACTAATTTGTTAGCGAGGCCTTAGAAGACGTGCTAATAGGACTTCACGTCTCACAATTAAAACCTGCTCCCCAGTTAACAAATCAAAATCATCTTTTTTGGCATTAGTTCCTACAATCAAAACTTGACCGTGAATTACAGTACCTTCGATCGTCTTGCAAGTTGGTTGACATTCTTTCATCAAGAACTCTTCATCACAAATCATCGTGATCGACTTATCAGAAAAACTTTGATAAGAAGCAACTTCGATGTAAGCTGGCTCACCTTCAATGCCTACTAAGTTTTGCATTTCTTTGAGAGTCAGCATTTTTTTGGATTCTCGAATGTCGATGCCTTTGGAATTAATCAAAACGTAGAACATGATAAAAAAGCTGGGAGCGACCCAGCAAATACGCTATTTATTGCTAGTAGGGGATGTCGGAATCTTCTTCATCTGTTTTCTCCACACAGGGTTCCTCATTAATATACAGAGCATTATCAAGCTCTGTATAAGTAGAATCTGGGCAGACTTCCACAAACTGGATTACAAACACGATTAAATCTTCGTAATCATCAAATTTGATAACCATAAAAAATCCTCAAGACATCAATACCTAAAAGCGAAAGCTCTACATAAATAAAGCTATTCGCACTATCTTGCATGGGATTGTTAGTCAGTTTCAGCACCCCAACTGTCCCAACCTTCACGTTTGAACAAACCAGAGGAGCGAGCAAATAGCTCAATTCTCGGACCATCTAAATGCTCGGCAAGTCGATCAGCGATCGTCCAAAATTCCGGTGGTTTTTCGGAGTGTTTCGATCGAGGGGCAAAGATTATGTTACGAATATCCGTCAGGCCGTGACTTGTAAAACTTCCTGGATTTCCCCTGGTAGCTATGAGAAAATGTTCGGTACAATTCCGCCCATAGTGACCAATCCCCATGTTGGCGATCGGTTTTTCCTCTGTGCTAGCCTTGGTTGTTTTTACCCATGTAAAGATGGATTTGTATGTAAATCCCCAACGTTCCAGACACCGAAACCCAAGTGGTAAATGATTATTGGTGACCCAAAGCAAAAGATATGAGTTTTGATGTGCGATCGCACCAATTGGCAAATTCAGAATCTGTTCATCACTCATGCTTGGATAAGGGCATCTTCCCCGGTGAGTGGCATCAGTTTCTCTCAAGGAATAAGACCACGGAGGGTCCACGACAATTAGTCGATAATCCTTGCATGGAATTGGTGGCAGATTAGGAACAAGATTAAGTGCGATCGAAAGTTTCAGTTGTCCAATTTTGTCGTCAGATTTGTACATTGAAAAGTCCTGTTGAAGTGGTTAATTGAATAAAATCAACAGCTTAAAGCGAGAGCAACGTTTCGACACCGCATTAAACTTCCGTCATTAAACTTCCGTGTTCACTGATACTGGAGTCAGGTGTATGTTTAGTCTTCATTTGCGTTTGTCATTATCTAAAATTTACCTAAAAGTTTCGTCAAAACTAGCAACTTGTTCGCCATCAAGGACAATGTTTTTAACATTTGAGTACATCATCTGCATCCGCAAAGGAATGTTATTGCCTTTGCCTAACTGATTATGAAGCCAACCAATACATTCGTATTCTTTGCCATCTGAACTCTTGTGACAAGCCATTATTTTGACGGACTGTCCAATTTTTGAAAGATTGCCAGTTGAATCAGCGATCGTGGTGATAAGATTTTCATGTTTATCGCGAATGTAATTAGGAATATCAGCAACTGTTGTTGACACTTTCCAAGGACAAGTTTTGCATTGTTTAGTCTGATTTAGTTTCACATTACCTCCAGAAAATCTCCAGAAAACATCCAGAAACTTTAAGCGAAACCACAAAAGCTTCGCTTAAATTCAACTAAATCACGACCATTTTCCAGCAACAATCTTTACTGTGCCATCTTCTTCAATCTGAGATTCTATATCAAATCCCTGAGAAATCAAAGAGGCGATCGTATTTTCTCTTGCGTACCACGGCAAAAGTTGAGCCAAAAATTGCTTTCTACCTTTTGCATCATTGTCAGAAATAAATTCGTACTCACCATTAGTGTTAAGAACGAAACCAAAGTCGTTGTACTTGCTTCTGCGAATCACAAAATGTGCTGTTTTTTGTTTCCCAAAATAGTCAATGATTGTTGTGTTTTCTTCAAGTCTTGAATTGGTCAAAATTCCATCCAGTCTTGACTCAATCATGGATTTTAAAACTTTCTCAAGAATCTCAGGATTTTTGATAGTCGTTTTAATTCGTGTTAAATGGCTCATTTTTCTCTCCTGTGATTAATCAAAAACTAAGTGCAAAATAATTACCAGAAACAACAATTTCTGCGATTGCAAAGATGTTATCTGACAATAATTCTGCTTTTTGTAAGAACAGATCCTCATTATTATCTGAGTCAGCCCAAGTTTGAATCAAAATTTTTGCCTCCTCTACAAATTCTAAGAAATATTCAGGTTCTGATTTAGAACCAGCTAAATGTTCTGCCAAAACCATTTGATGATATCTCTCAAGAATTTCTCCAAGTGTTGAACAATCTTGAAAGTTATTGTATTGGGACTGTTGCCAAACAATATTGAGTCCTGAGCCTTGCGAAGGTTCAAAATCACATAATGGCATTGTCATTTCCTCCACTAAAGTTTGAGTAATTCAGAACATCAGACAAAACATCGGATTCAGAGAAATATTCTGGGAGAAGTTCCTGAGTTTCTATGTTACCGATCGCCTGATTCAACTCTTCTGTCAGTTTCGTACAATCAGAACCTGAGCCGTTGATTACTTTTTCTACGATCGACCCGTCTGGTTTGATGGTTATTTCAAGTTTGTAGTATTGCATAATTCTCCCCTTCTCTTTGTTTGCTGATACGAGTAATACATTGATGCATTGAGTGGTAGTCTATTAACCGATAATCTCCTCCTGATAGATACAATTCAGTTTTTCCTTGATATAAAGTCTCTCAAAAGGCTGTAATTTTAGGGATTTACCACTGTGGGCATTGAGCGATCGAAAATCCTCATTAGGGTTTGCCATTTGAAAATCCTCACAAATTTTGATGTATTCATTCATCAATCCAGTAAATTCGATGAAAGCATGACATTGAGTTTTTGCACTAGAAGTGTAAAATTCATTCGATGCTTTTTGCATTAACTTCAAAGATTCTGATGGTGTTAATGCTTTTAACTTCAAAGATTCTGATGTCATTATTTTCTCTCTTCTCTAAGTAAGGATGGTGTGATTTTTTTCTTCTAAGTGCAAAAACTTTTGCAATTTGTCTTCAAGTCCAAAACCAATGATGGCGATTTTACGGTTAACTTTCTTTCCGCTAACAGCATTTGGTGTCATTTTTAGTCAAATGCCTCTGTTAGTTTTTCATCAATCGCGAAAGCCATAAATGCGATCGCCTCTCTAGTTGCAGTTGCATCACCTTTTTGAGAACGAATGATCAGTTGATCAAGACGATTTTCTTCAGAAGAGCTAAACAATTCTTGAGCGATGCATAATGCTGGCAACTTTTTACTAAGAACTCCTGACCAAATCATTGAAGCAAAAGCCCAAGAGTTCATAACTTTCTTTTTGCCTTCAGCAGTATCAATTGTCTCTAACGAAAACAATGGATGAATGAAATTAGAATTAGTCATGGTTTTATTTTACTCCCTCATTATGATCAATTTCCAACATTTTCATCCGTGGTTGATGAATTTCTGAATATTCAAGACTAGCTGACCGAGCACCCGATCGCACCGCCCAAGCTTTCAACGCTTCAATCTGTGGTTGAGCAATTTGCGCTAATGGGACGCATTCGTGAATGGCGGAAAAAATATCGTCATTCGTAAATTCTCGATCGTAACTAAATCCTGTATGCATTGCTTCATAAATCACTTGTTCGATTTCAGCACCAGAGAAATTTTTGGTATCGATCGCAAATTCCTCAATATCAAAACTGGGAAGTTCTGAACTACCTCGCAATCTTTTCAAATGAACTTTAAAGATTTGTTCACGTTCAGTTTGACTAGGTAATCCAACGAAAAATAGTTCATCTATGCGACCTTTGCGGATCAATTCAGCGGGCAAAACTTCTGTCCGATTAGCCGTCAACACAACGAACACCGGGGCAGTCTTTTCTTGCATCCAAGTAAGCAAAGTTCCAAATACTCTCTGAGATGTGCCAGAGTCACCGTCACCGCCAATGGTAATACTTGCGAACGCTTTGTCTACTTCGTCTATGAATAAAACGCATGGTGCGATCGCCTCCGCTAATTGAATGACTTGCCTGGTTCGTGATTCTGATTCACCGACAATGCCACCAAACAACCGTCCCACGTCCAGGCGAAGTAAAGGTAATTTCCATTCAGCAGCAATAGTTTTAGCTGATAAACTTTTGCCTGTACCTTGAATCCCGGCAAGTAGTAGACCTTTGGGACTGGGTAGACCATACTTGCGGGCTTTGTCTGAGAAAGAGTGCGATCGCACCTTCACCCAAGCTTTTAGATTTTCCAAACCACCGATCGCTTCTAAGCCTGCCTGATGAGGGATAAATTCGAGAATCCCGGTTTCACGGATAGTCTGGCGTTTTTCCTCGATGATCGATTCGATCGCATTTTTTTCTATTTTTCCCGACCTTGCTAAACATTTTGAGAGAACGCGCGCTATCCGGCAACGAGTCAAACCCTGACAGGCTTTGGTTAGTTGTTCTTTCTCCTCAACAGTTAGAAGAATTTTCTCACCTGGGACGAGCCGATAAACCAGTTCAAAAATTTCCTCCATGCATGGAAACGAGAAATCTATAATGGTCGTTTCCTCCCGCAACTCCCGTGGAACACGCAGATTATCCGACAAAATTATCAACGTTCTGCGATCGCGTGCCATCTCCCTTGCTAAATTTTTTATCTCACGAACGATCGGTAGTTGACCTGGTGTTATCTGTCCATTTTGTGTACTGGGCATTATCAAAGTCGCTAAATCCTTCATCACAAAAATTGCTGGTACTTCAGGTGATGCTTTAACAACTCTGTCCAGGGCTTGCATCGGATTACCTTTAGCCGAACCAGAATCACTGAACCCACGGGCAAAATCCCAGAAATAGATTTGAGCTTTTCGTGCGATCGCCACCTCACATAGCGCTTCTTCCGCAGTTTCTTCCTCTGGCGATACTATCCATAACAGTGGGAATCTTGCTGACAACATCAACTGCATTTCACTTTTTACTTCTTTCAACATCTTTTTACCTCTCATAAACATCAACAAAAACAAAAACAAAAACGTTTTTCAGAAACAAAAACATTTTTCAGAAACATTTTTCAGAAACCAGAAACATTTTTCAGAAAC